TACCCGGAAGGATTTGAGGCAGAGAAATCAATCAATAGGAGGGTGTAAATGATTAAATTGACTATACCAGGGATTCCAGTAGCAAAAGGCAGACCGAGATTAGGCAGAAATGGACACACATTCACACCACAAAAGACGGTCAACTATGAAAGTCTGGTGCAGCATTCGTATATGGATCAGGCAGAGGGGCAAAAGCTGGAAGGTCCGTTGCTAATAAAAATAGACTTTTACTTTCCAATTCCTAAAAGCTACACGAAAAAGAGGAAGGAGAAGATTGGACTACTAAAGGAACTACACACGAAAAAGCCAGATATTGATAACTGTATCAAGAGTATTACAGATGCACTCAATAAATTTGCATACAATGATGATAGCCAAATCGTTAGAATAACAGCGGCTAAAAACTACACACAAAAAGAGCCAAGAGCAGAGATAGAGATTGTGGAGGTGAAGTTTGATGCAGAAGGTATGGACAGTTGAGGAAGTTGACTATTTAATCAACAACTACCAGAAAAAGACTTACAGACAGATAGGGGAGCAACTAGGTAGGAGTATAGCAAGTATAGAGAGTAAGCTCAGGAATATCAAAAAGGAGCATCCAGACCTTAAATCAAGACAGGAGATTCTAAGGCCAGGTAGTGAGATAAGGCTATGGACTAAAGAGGAAGAGCAGTATATCCTTGATAATCTTAAAAATAAGACTAATTCAGAACTAGCCATTGATTTGAACAGAACCCATGCATCGGTACAGACAAAGATTGTCAAGCTCAGGAAGGAATATCCAGAGATTAAGAAGTATGAAAGGCCAGTTGACAGCCTTAATTATGACGATGTGAGATTATTTTCTCCTAAGCCCATAAAGTTAACAGAATGCCCGGATTGTGGGAGCAGTAGGATAAATCAGGTTGAAAATGTAGTTGATGGAGCAGCTTATTATTGTGTTAACTGCATGAGGGAGTACACAAGATATGGCAAGCCAGTTAGGCCGATATTCTAAGGAGGGGTTGGGTGGCAAACGAGATTATCAAATCATATCAGGAATTATGCGATGAGATAGACATATGGAAATCAAGGGTCAAGGCTTATGAGGCTGAAATAAGGGCATTGAAAAAGCTTGCCAATATATATGGTCCTTCTGATATTACAGCGCTGGACTACTCACAGGATAGGGTACAGGGTGGGACTCATCTAGGGTTTGAGACATTCCTATTCAGGATGTACGAGATAGAAGCGAAGATGGGAGTACATGAAAACGCAATAGAAGAGATGAGAATATACAAGGAAAGCATCGAAAAAAAGCTTGATAAGATGTCAGGCATAGATCACCAGGTAGTCTATCTTAGGGACATAAAAGGCTATAAGTTGCAAGAGATAGCTGACCAGTTGCATTTTTCCATAGACTACATAAAGAAGGTATCAGCTAGAAATAAAAGTGAATAGGAGGGGCTGAAGTGAAACATATTGATAAGATAAAGATGGAAATTGACTTAAACAGGAGAGAAGTAGGGAGGCAAAGAGGAATCTATCTGGCAGAAGTAGAGAAAGAAATGCAAATGCTTGATAAGTTTGAGAGGTGGATTGGGAATATAGAAAATGAGATAAAAGCTAAGGAAGAAGAATTTGGCAAATTGATGAATAGCCACCAATATCTTGGAAACGAAATAGACAGGCTTTCGGAATATATATTGATTAACTTTGAAGGCGAACCTTCAAAAAATGAGGGAGCTGTTGATACAGCAGTAAGACTTTTAGGGGCATACCTAAACATTACAAATCAATAAAAGAGTGCACCGATAGTACACTGACAGGGGTATATATCCATGATATCATGGTAGTAAGTAGAAGTGTAAGCGATCATCATTGAATATATACCTCCGACAAGGCCCGCCAGAAATGGTGGGTTTTGTTATGTCAAATTTTATAAGGTGGTGAGACTATCAGAACGGACCATCTGAAAAAGAAGAAGATTCGCAGGGGTTATCTTGTAATCAACACAAAGACAGGGATTCACACTCATGTTAGAAGTGAGTATGGGGTTTACTGTCTATTTTTATTTATCAGGGACAACATAGAACCTGACAATCCATACCTGAAAGAAAGCAAGAGGCGGTTGATGATGGATAAGCCAGACTATAAGGACAAGTACATAAACATACAAAAGGGAGTGAGGGAGTGAATGATAGATACATAAGCTATGAATGCGAGAAGTGTGGATTGATATTTATCATACCAGAGGATGGGAAAAGGAAAGCTGATGTGTTGCAGAGATTCATCGCTTGTCCTCTAGGCCATAGACCAGTTAAGCAGTTAAACATATATGAGGGAATGAAAGAGTGTATGGAGCAGACATTTAGTAGGCTGATATAGGAGGTATAATTTGAAAGTAAATATCTTAGGCACTGAATATGAAATCAAGAAGCTAACCAAAGAAGAATACCCAAAACTTGAATCTATGGGAGCGAATGGCCTAGCTGAATTATATGCAAAGCAATTAATAATAGACAAGGATATGAATCCTAACACTGGTGAAGAATACAGCAATTTTGAAGCATACGAGAGAAGGACACTAAGGCATGAGATTGTCCATGCTTTTTTCTTTGAAAGTGGGATGAGAGATTATTGTAGCGATGAGGCTTTAGTTGATTGGATAGCGATACAGATTCAGAAGATGCACAAGGCTATGGAGGAAACGAAATGCCTTGATTAGATAATAGGAGGTGAGCATTAAGTGAAATTAACTCAAAAACAGAAAATATTTGTAGACGAATACTTAATTGACCTTAATGCAACCAGGGCTTATAAAGTCGCATACCCAAATATTAAGAAGGATGAAACAGCAGCAGCTGCAGGAGCCAGATTGTTAAGAAATGTTAAGGTAGCTGATTATGTAAAACAAAGAATGGATGAAAGGGCAAAGAGGACAGAAATCACACAAGACAAGGTGCTGAAGGAGCTTGCAAAGATAGGATTTGCAGACATAGGAAACTATCTTGAGTATAGACCTGAAAAGACCATTGTTGACTATGATGAAGATGGAAAGCCAATCATAGGCTATCAAACAATAATCGAGGTACTGGAAAGCAAGGGAGTAGATACAAGCGCCATACAAGAGGTATCTATCACTGACAAGGGTACATTTAAATTTAAGCTATACGATAAGCAGAGAGCGCTTGAGCTTATAGGCAAGAATATAGGGATGTTTACTGACAAGGTAGAACACAGCGGAAGGATAGAGGGCAGCAATCCATTCGAGGGGTTAACAACAGCAGAGCTTAAGAAGTTGATAAAAGAATGATGGATATAGATACAATCAAAAAAGGTGCAAGGATGGAACTCGCAAGACGTGAGTTTTTTTATTTTTGCAATGTTTTAGCTGATGACTTCTATTTAGAGGAAAGGGACTACCTGGTAAACACTTGCAACGAGCTTCAAAACTTCCTTGATTCAGATGATGATGTGATGATTCTAAATGCTCCACCAAGACATGGCAAGAGTAGGACAGCGGTACTGTTGTCTCAATGGATTCTTGGAAGGGACAAATCCAAGAAGATAATGACGGGATCATACAACGAAACCTTATCCACCAACTTTTCAAAGAATGTAAGGAATGGCATCCAGGAAGAGAAGGCAGACGAGAACAGGATAGTCTACTCAGACATATTTCCAGGTGTAAGAATCAAGCGTGGAGATGGAGCCATGAACCTTTGGAGCCTTGAGGGAGGGTATAACAACTATCTAGCAACATCACCAACAGGTACAGCTACAGGATTTGGAGCTGACATCATCATCATAGATGACCTTATAAAGCTATCTAGCGAGGCTTACAATACCAATGTGCTAGACAACCACTGGACATGGTTTACCGATACCATGCTTTCAAGACTTGAGGAAGGCGGAAAGATAATAATCATCATGACAAGATGGTCCACTAAGGATTTAGCAGGTAGGGCGCTTGAATGGTGCAAGGCTGAGAAAAAGAAATACAGACACGTAAGCCTTAAAGCACATTTAGGGGAAGGCAAGATGCTATGCCCTGAGGTGCTAAGCTATAAAGGTTACAGATCAAAAGCTTCAGCAATGTCACCTGAGATTGTAAGGGCAAACTATGACCAGGAGCCTGTTGACATTAGAGGCAAGTTATACAACAGCTTCAAGACATATGAGAAAGTACCACAAGATGAAGAAGGCAATCCCTTATTTGAGGGGATTTACTCATATACAGATACAGCAGACGAGGGAAGCGACTTCCTTTGTACCATAGTATTTGGAGTGTATAACAAAGAGGCTTACATCCTTGACATATACTACACACAAGCACCGATGGAAGAGACAGAGGTAGAGGTAGCAAGTAGGCTAAATGAGTATGATGTAAATATAGCCTATGTAGAATCAAACAATGGTGGGCGAGGATTTGCAAGGCAGGTAGAAAGCCATCTACTCACCAAGCACAAGACAAACAAAACCAAGGTTGTATGGTTCCACCAGTCACAGAACAAGAAGGCGAGAATACTATCAAATGCCAGCTGGGTGATGGACCACATATACTACCCGGTAAATTGGATTAATAAGTGGCCACAATACTTCAAGGCCATGAATGAGTACCAGAAAGAGGGTAAGAATCCTCACGATGACGCTCCTGATGCTACAACGGGAGTATGTGAAGTTATATTGAATAGAATAAGCATTAGGAAACGCAGTTACTCAGGGAAGGGGGCAAGGAGTTAATGGATTACAATGAGCTGCTTAAAGCAGAACTACAGGGGGTGTATGGCGATTATCTCACAAAGGTAAGTGAGATTAACCGGATGTATGCCATATATTCAGGTGATCAGAAATGGCCTTTGGCCGATGGGCTTGACTATGTCCCCACTCAGAAGGTGACAAACTACATCAAGAAGATTATAAACACCAGGGCAAGATTCATGTTTGGCAAGGAGCCATACTTTGACATAAGGAGCATATACGAGGATGAGAAGGGTTCCACCACTTATCAGGATCAGGCACAGGAGAAGGAGGACCTTCTACACAAGATACTTGATGACAACAAATTCCATGCAAAGCTTCTAAAGGCAAGGAAGGATTGTTCAATAGGTGGCAAGGTTGCAATAAAGCTTTGGGGGCACAAGGAGCAGGGTGTAAGGATAATATTCTCACCAGCTCAGGAGTTTTTCCCACAATATAACATTGATGATGTAGACCAGCTGGAAAAGGTGGTCTTTCTTTACTCCATGAACAATGAGCAGGAGGCAGAGAATCAGCGTATAAAGAAACAGGTGTGGGAACTTGTAGAGTTAAGGGAAAATCAATACAGGTGCATCCTGAACGAATCCACCCACAATGGCAAGGGGGAGACTTTGAGCGTTGAATATCAGGACTACAACACTGAGCTTGATTTCATCCCAGTTATTATCATACAAAACGGAGGACTCACAGGGGAGACAGAGGGAGTATCTGATGTGTTGGAGCTGTGGGATAATCAAAACGCATACAACAAGCTTACAAGCGATGACATAGACGCTTTGAAGTTTCAAATGTTTGGCCAGGATGTAGTGACTGATGCAGACGAGCAGAGCCTTAAGGATATAAAGATTGCACCTGGTGCCATGATAGACCTACAGACCGATGTAAGACAGGGGTCAGAGGGCAGACAGGCAAGGATGGAGAGGCTTGAATCTGGATTTTCCTACAAGGCCAAATTTGAGGATACAATCGGCAGGATTAAAAATGATATGTATGACCTGATGGATGTACCCAACGTGTCCCTTGAGGAGCTTAAGGGTGTAATACAATCAGGCAAGAGTATGAAGGCCCTTTATTGGGGGCTAAAGGCAGTATGTGAGGAGGACGCTAGTGAATGGCTGCCAGCGCTTACTGAAATGGTTAATTATATCTTCAGGATGGTTGATGCCTACAACCTATACAAGTCAAGACAGATTGCAAAGTATGAGACTACAACCCATATAGAGTTAGTATTCCCATTGCAAGAGGATGAGGACACAGAGAAGGGAATCGACATGCAGGAGGTAGTAGCAGAGGTAAGGAGCAGGGCCAGCTACATGAAGAAGTGGGGCGGTGACATTGACATTGATGCAGAGCTTGAACAGATTCAGAGAGAAAAGGCCATGCTTCAGGATTCATATACCCAGGATTTAAACCTTGATATAGGCGAACCACTGGAAGAGTAGGAGGTGTAGAATGAGAGATAAACCACCTATTGGGATAAAGCCTAAATTTATACATGATGAACATAGAATGCAAGAAATAGCAGAAGCAATAGAAAGATTTTTAAAGCGAGGATATGAAATACCACTTGCTTGGATAGTTGAGTATAATCAATTAGCAGCTGACAAGAATGTTAAAGTAAGCAGGTGATAAGGCTTGAATGAATATGAAAGAATCACCAGGGAGACCAGAAGAAATATATCAAGGCTGACCCTTCAACAACAAAGGGCGGTCCTTAAGATATATGACGATGCCATCAAGTCAATCAGTGAGCAGGTTAAAAAGGCAGGCAATAGGACCCTTAGCAAGAGATGGCTTACTGACTACCAGAAGGAGATAAAGAGGACAAGGGTAGCATTGGCCAGGCAACTTAACCAGAGCATTTCAGTATATACCACAAGGGCAGCAAAGGAGGCAGCGACAGGCCAGAGCAAGATAATGGCCCTGATGTTTGAGAAGGCGGCTATTGATGTAGGTGATCACTTCACAACAGCATTCTCCAATGTCCAGGACAATGTAATAAGGGATATAATCTCAGGTGGGCTATACAAGGACAACAAGACCTTATCAAATAGGATATGGCAGGCCACAGGGGACAATAAGAAGGATATCGAGACCATCATAGCCCAGGGCATCACTGAGAAGAAATCAGCTGTAAAGCTATCAGAGGACTTGGAGCAATTCGTGAAGCCTCCATCACAGAGGTCCGCTGACTGGGCAAAGGTATATCCAATCCTCAAGACCAAGGTAATCGACTATAATGCAATGAGACTTGCAAGGACCAGTATCAATCATGCCTACCAGACAGCTACTATCCAATCATCACAGATGAATCCATTTGTCGAGGGCATTGAGTGGAGGAGTGCTTTGATTCATGGGAGGACATGCCAACTTTGTATTGACAGGCATGGACAGATATTTCCTAAAGATGATGTACCACTGGATCACGCAAACGGTTTGTGTACAATGGTGCCTTACATTCCCAAGAGCCTTGACGATGTGGCGGAAGAGCTTAACGCTTGGATATATGGAGGCTATAACCCAACACTTGATTCATGGTATGAAGATTATGGAGAATATTTTGCTACAAAACCATTGTAGAGGGTAAAAAGCATATGAGGAGGTGGGCCTATGAAGAAAAAGAATCTTATCAACGAGGTTGAAAAGATTATGGAGGCTGAGGACATAAGACACGCTTTAAGGGATTTAAGGGAATACTTAATGGAAGAGGTCGCCTTGACAGCAGAGGCCATGTATAAGAGCCTGTTAGATGCCTCTATGGATGAGGAAAGGGCCCACGATATAGTTAAGAATTATGTGATTGATATGTGCAGGCTTAGATGGCAACCTGGGGAGCCTGATTATTTCTATGATGATTATGTGGACTTTGAGGATGAAGATGACTTATAAAACTTAATACAGGAGGTGAACAGGTGAAATAGACTTATTCATACTTATTACATGACCACTCGAAAGGGTGGTTTTTTCATGCCCTGAATAAGGCTTTAAACTGTTCAAATACGTAGGTCATGACGATACATTGACAAATCACGTGAAGCGACCACGAATAAAAGCGTAGATATAGGAGGGAATTATGAATAGAGAATTTCTTAAAGGTTTAGGACTTGAGGATGAAGCCATTGAAAAGATAATGGCAGAGAACGGAAGAGACATTGAAAAGTTTAAAAGTGACGTAAAGGCCAAGGAAACAGAGCTTGCAAGCACAAAGAAGCAACTTGTTGATGCCAACAAGGAAATAGAATCCTTCAAGGAGATGGATGTTGAAGCCATCAAGAAGGCTGCTGACGAGTACAAGAACAAGTATGAGCAGGCCGAGAAGGATGCACAGGCCCAAATTGAGGCCCTTAAGCTTGAGCATAGCATTGAGAGCGCACTGAGGGGAGCCAAGAACATAAAGGCTGCCAAGGCGCTACTTGACATGGAAAGCTTAAAGACAAGCAAGAACATTGACAAGGATATGGAGGCGGCTATCACAGCACTAAAGGAATCCGACCCGTATCTGTTTGAGGAGACACCACCACCAGGAACAGGCGGAAGCCTTGGAGGTGGAGCGAAGAAGAAAACAGACCCTAAGCCAGACGGTAAAAATGGGTTCTTAGATGCAATTAGAGAAGTGCAAGTTAAAAGAGGATAATTTAAAGGAGGAAAAACAAAATGGCAGATACTAATTTTTTAATGGACAACTTGACAGGATTTGTACCAACTGAATCAGCGAACGAGATTATGAAGGATGTTGCAAGGGGATCTTCAATACTTAGGCTTTCCAAGGTTGAGCCTATGGAATCAGACACTAAGAAATTCCCAATTATGACCGATGGTCCTGGAGCTTACTGGGTTGGTGAATCCGAGAGAATCCAAACATCAGTAGCAACTTGGATTTTCCCAGAAATGACTGCTAAGAAACTGGCAGTTATCGTACCTATGACAAAAGAGAAGTTGAATGATACAACTCTCAATGTATTTAATGAAATGAGACCAGCAATTGCAGAGGCTTTCTATAAAGCTATTGATGCAGCTTGTCTTATGGGAACAAATTCTCCATTTACAAAGAACATTCTTGGGGTGGCAGCAACAGCAACAAATGAAATCATCCTTGGAACTGCTGCATCAATGGACCTTGATGTATCTGATACTATGGCACTTGTTGAGGATGCAGGGGTTGATGTAAATGGTTTCGCTGCTCACTACGGAATTAAAAACAGCCTTAGAAAACTGAGAGATGGAAACGGAAATGCACTGTTTGTGCCAGGGGTTGGAGAGAATGAGTTTTACAACAACCCGATTGAGTTTGTAAGAAACGGAGCATGGGGCACAGCTGAAGCTGAAATGATTGCTGGTAACTGGAATTATTCTCTTGTGGGAGTAAGAGCAGGTATCGAGTATGAAATCCTTAAAGAGGCAACTCTTAACTCAGTAACTATGGCAGATGGTAAGCCGTTGTCACTTGCTGAAAATGATATGGTGGCCCTTAAAGCTACTATGAGGATTGGATTCCTTCCAATCAAGGATGATGCATTTGCAATCCTAAGACCAAACGGTTACGTGGCGGGATAATTGTTAACGAGAGGGCTATGCCCTCTCTATTATTTATGGGGGTGAAATAAATGGCTAGATACATTAAAGACAATAAGGTGATAGATGCTACTGAAAAAGCTTACAAAGTTATTTATCAAAAGCAAGGATATGTGCCTTATGAAGAAACTGAAGTAGAAGAATCCGAAGAAATCGAAGAGGAAGATGATATTGCAGAAATTGCATTGGAAGAATATACAGTTGCTGAATTAAAAGAAATGGCAAAAGAACAGGAGATAGATGGTTACAGCTCAATGAAGAAGGATGAGCTTATCGAAGCCTTAAGGGGTGAGTAGCATGGACTTGATGGATTTAAGGGACAAGCTTGACGAGGACAATTATCCCTATTATACAGACCAATACCTTACTAGCAGGTTGGAAGGTGTTGTTGATGAGGATGGTTACAGGGCGCTTATAAGGGAACTGCTCCTTAAAAAGGCGGACATCCCAGGTATAAAGCTTGGGGATGTGGAGATTCCTTCACCTAAAAACCATTTTATGACCCTT